TCTCAGGGTTGTCAGGGTCAGAGATGTCTACATCCGGCAGGGTGTTTTCCGACACTCTCTTGGCTACCTCAAAGGCAATAGCACCCAGCGCAGGGCATTTGTCCTCATATGCACAGAAGCGGCAGTTCACGTTAGGTGACAGGGCTTCCAGTTCAGGTGTGCCGTCCTCCCATTGGGGGCGTATCTTCTCACCGGCCTTGATTACATCAGATACTTCCTTGATAAGCCTGGGTAAGTCATCACGCTTGAACTCCCCGTGCAGGACTTCCCCACGGACGGGTATATAGAATACGAAGATAATCTTCTTCAGGTCAGGGAACTTCTGGAAAGCACCGACTGTATAGGTCTTCGCCTGCCAGTTCTTCTCCGGTTCGTCGATGATGCTGATACCTGTCTTATAATCGCCCATGATCGCCGTGTCCCCGAACGTGGTAAGCCGGTCACAGGTTCCCCATGTGCTTGTGCCATCCAGTTCCACATCGACCTGAATCTCATGGTATTCCTTGTTCTCTGCGTCTCCGATTATGGATGCCAAGAAATTGTCCTCCATGCGACAGGTCTCCTCATATATCTCGACCTCCTCCTCGTTATGGAGCGCGGAAGAGTCACGCACTTCCAAAGCCTCATGTATCCTGGTTCCTTTCTCAGCGGCTGCACTCGTCCCCGAACGCCCGTTGTAACCGGAACATGCGGCTACATACTTGAGGCTGGAGGGTGAGAATTCCGCGTGGTCTCTGCTGGTGTGGTCTGGTGTGTTATTCTGGTTGTTCATTTTTAATTCTTTCTTTTTCTGCGGCCTTATATTCAGGAGACCCCCACTCGTAAAACTTGAACCCCTTCCTGGCTTCCTCCCATTCTTCTGGGCTACATTTAAAATCAATTTTACCCTGTTCGTTATATGTTAAATCGTATAAGTCATTTTCGGGAGGCCACTCGTCCCAAGGCTTAACAATTTTGTCAGCGTATTCTTTAATATATGCCACACCGTCATCATCTAAATGAAACCACTCTCCTCGTATCCTTTTTTCCTTAAAATGTTCGTGAAGGTATTTCTCATCCTTACGGGAACCCTCAAAACAGAAGAGTAGCTCAATGGTGGGTTTTTCTGATTGAAGGGTCTTTTCTCTGTAGCGTGGTTGCTTTGAACATCCAATCTTATAGAAGTTGTTCGTCGTATCCAGCATAAGATATACTTGCGTTTCCTTGCCGTTAGTCATGCGAGGCATCGGTTAGCAATTCCATTATCACTTGAAGAACCTTTGTGTCAAAGACCCGTTTCGGATAGCCTGAAAGTTGATCGCGGAATGTTTTCCAATTATCCCCCAATATGAATTCCTCACCAGTTTCTGGATGTGTTAGCCTTACCTTTCTGGCGGCTATACTAAATAACTTTTCCCCCATTTCCTCACTGAGGTGTATTGTTTCTGGTGTGTCTTTCATTTTAAATAGGTAGGCTTCAGGTGTTCAATGACATGATAGCTCTGCGTCCGTAGCTCTCTTACGGCTCTATTCCTGAAGCCTAATTGTTTGTGCTTATCGGTTGAGTCTTGAGTGCATCGCCAGGTATATTTGCATTTCAAACCGATCATCCAAGTCTGCGATAATATCATTCACAAGCCAGTATAGGTCACTGTAGCAATTCTCATCATCGATGCAGCCCGCGTGTATGTCACTCTGACGTATGCTTTCTCTAATTGAGTGCAACCGCACCATAAGTTCTTCGATGTTACCTACAAGAAACTGAACGTGCTGCTGCTCTTCTGAGTTACCCCTCTTGGTTTTGTCTTCAACGAGCAAGAGCTTGAGGTTGGCGACAAAGTCACAGAGCTTCCAGTATAATACTGATTGTATATGGAATTTTGATTCCTTTTGTACTGATTTACCGTTCTCAACAAAGTAGACGACTTTGTCTGAATCCTTTTCTTGCTTAAAGACTCCTTCTTTTATTTCTTCAATGTCTCCAAGTATGGCTGAGAACACGGTTATAATATCGCTACATGTGATATTCTCACTGTATTCCTCGATAATACATTTACGGGTTCTCGTTTCAAAAGAAGGCCAGTGACCATCTCTTCTAGGGCTTTTGTTATATGCTCTTGTTAGCGCAGTATTTATTGTTTCTTCAATCATGGGTTTAGTTGTTGTTGTTATTTTTGGGTGATTATCCTTTGCGAGACGCACGATAGCTTAACCTTTGTGGGACGCTTGATGGCAGCACATTACAAGCCGCTCCAAATTGGGCGAGCATAAAGTCGTGTTTTTCCTCATCGAAAACGGTTAGTCTGAGTGGGCTTTCCTCGGTTGTTATACACTCAACCAAGTGGTGACGCTGAGTCCTTGGTGCGAGTGGCTTCAGTAGGTCTCTGACATCAGCCATGCAACGCCTCCAGATTCTTTAGCTTACGTTTTATTGACTTCATCACTGCTTCCTCAATAGAATCAGCAGCGACCAGAATCTTCTGTATGGCATCAGATTTAGCCCCGTTGCGGTGGATACGCCCCAACGTCTGCAAGTGATCCTTGGCAGAGAAGGACGGGCTTATGAGGGAGATACGAGGTCTCTTGCCGTTGATGTCGTGGAGGGAAAGACCGGTTCCCCCTGCCGCGATGTTCACAGCCAGTAGGTTTATCTCGTCATTCTGAAAAGCGTCTACAACCTGTTGCCTTTCCTTTGCTGATTGACCTCCCTCGATCCGGTAACACTTATGCAGCTTCTCGCACAGGGCTTCCACGGTCTCTCTGAAGTTAACGAACATAACAACAGAGTTGCCCTGGCCAACTAGGTCTTCTGCCATTTCTGCAATGTCTGGCGTTTTGAAACTTTCAGCAAGCTGCCTAGCTCTCAACAAGTTGACCAGTATATGCTCATTGTCTGTTACAGTTCCATTCTCGATATACTCTTGGACGATAGCAGGTGTGATGCCCAGTTCGTCGTATGCCTTGATAATCTTCTTCGCCCCACCGAACTGGACAGGTTCTACGAAGACTCTGTTATCCCGAAAGCTGTCAGGGAAGTCTTCCACCGTTAGTTTCTTTCCGGTTACACCGTAGATAGAATCTTTAACATCAGACAGTTTAGCACGACTCAGCAGTCTCCACTGCTTCCAGCGATCTTGAGCGCACCCGTTCTCTGCCATCCAACGATACCAAGAGCTTTTACCGTTACCGGTCTTGTTCAGCCCGTGCAACCCCAGCATGAACCCTATTGAGCGCATCTCTGTGGGGTTCTCGCAGGCTGTCGCACTCATGCCGTGTATACGGTAACCCTGTTGCACTAAGGATATAACCAGTTGGCAATTTTGTGTGTATGGGCCTTTACACTTGTGAATCTCGTCAACGAATACCAGGGTGTTCTTTGGCAGATTCCACGCCATTATCATCTTGCCACGCTTGTTCATGTGAGGCGTTCCCCCCGTCCGTATCTTTTCGTAGTTGAGGACAAAGATTGGCTTAACGCCAAACTCTTTCAGTTCGCGCTCCCAAGTGGGGATGACGGCCTTGGGGCAGATCACCGCGACAGGACATTCAAGGGTTTCCGCTATCGCGGCGGCAACGACAGTCTTACCTGTGCCAACGCTGGACGTATCAATTGTGCTGGTTCCTTCGGCTAGTTTTTCTACAAAAAACGCCCAAGTCCCCTTTTGTCTGGGAAACAGTGCTTTCATTTGGGGAACGACTTTAAACGACAGTCAAGTTCTTGTCCAGAACTATTTTCCTCTTATGTATCTGGCGATCAAAAAAGCATCAATCATGCCGTCATGTGGCTTAGTAGCTCGCTTGCTTTTTAACCAGCACTCTTCAGGGGCAAGCTCGTTAGCTACAGCTAAAGCAGCTTCCTTTGTCTTCCCTTTAGGAGTGTTTCCCAGCATGACCTTTTGCCACTTGTGGACACTTACACAGCGGGAGTCCCACTGGCGACTTTCCGCAAGCCCCAACAGTTTACCAAAAGAAATCGCCATCGACCTTACCGCCTGCGAAGAACGTGCATGGTGCAGTGGTTCCTCTATTGCGAATATAAAAGGGGAATTAAGCGCAGTAATCCACTCGTATACTTTCCTTGTGTCCACCTCCCTCTTTTTTAGACGGTGTATGGTCGGCATTACTGTCTTGTCGATGACTGCCCCCGTGTGGGCAGATATGGCTACCAGACCACCGGATAGCCCGTTATCAATTCCTATGACCATAGGGAGTCTATTGCTTTACAACGCACAAGCAGACCTTCCCCCTCTGTGGGCAGAAAGACATCAATATTTTTACCCAACATTTGCAGGTAATAGACTTCCTTCGCCACACAGGGCTTGACCAAGTAGAAAGCACCCGATTGCATCTCTGCGACAAACTTAAAGTCAAGCGGGGGGAGTTCTACCCTAATCAAAACCCAAGGGTCGGTGACGATTAGTCTGTCAGGAAACATTTGTAATTGATTCGTCATCCAAAAAAACGGGGGTTGCCTCTCCGTAATCTGATTGAAGATATTCGTATTCGTATCTTCTATAAGCATCGTCCTCACTCAGCCCGTAATCCTTCTGGAGGATATCAATCGTCATCCTCTTGGAGTAGCAGGCAACTGGTGGCTTGCCGTAGGTTTCTACTGACCCTATAAAAGCGTCCTGTAGTCCTGAGTATAAAAGCAATACGCTTTCAGGCTCCTCATAAGCCTCGGCAGATTCTGACATGGCGGTTTACTTGTCTTCGAGCGGGTCTACATCAATTACTTTTTTTGAGCCTATATCGACTGCTCCTTTTCCTTTGTCTGCCTTGGTATTATTCAGGATAGATATGTCTATCTGAACTTTGCCGGAACCGCCCCTGTTATCGAGACCCAGGTTGCGCCGTATGATTTGGTCAAGTTCTGACAACTCTTTAATAGTGCGCGGCCCGCGCAGATTCTTAACAGAGTCCCGCATTAACTTGACGGCTGTAGCGGCTACATAAGACTGATACTTTTCCCCTGGCGAGGATTGCGCCTGCGCGAGTTCAAGCAAATCCTTGTCCTCCGCTATTCTGGCATCGTGTGCTTTAAGCTGTGTTTCCTCTTTAACTGCTTCATCGAGCTTTTCTTCCAGGGCATCCTGTAAAGGATCAGCGTCTTTCTTCTCTTCGTTAACGGGGTTTGCCCCATGAGGATTTTTCTTAGCCCCATATCCTGCATTACGCAGCCAGCGTCGAAGCGTAGATGTATGGACATCCAATTCCCTGCTGATGCTAATCAGTTTATAGTCCTGCTTGTATAGGGCGACTGCCCGTTGCAGTAATTCTTCTTTTTTGGAAACCTTCGACAAACCGTTTTAATAATACTATTATTCTAATAGTTATTCAAGTTATATGAAACGCAAGCTCCGCGCATATGAACCTCGTATCAATCCCGACACCAAAGAGATGGAAGTCGGTGGACTCAAGATACCCGTAACCAATACGCTGACCGCATTACTTTACGGTTTCGCCAACCATAAGAAGCCCAAAGCTAGGGAGTATTATTTCTGGCGTTTATGCGACGAGTTATGGAACCGCGATGAACTGCCGGAACATATGATGGTGCGCCATCCTTGGGCGGAAGAAATGATCCGCGCCGTCATTGAAAATAAATACGTTTCTGTGGGCGGCGCGGCAAACAGCGGTAAATCACACACAATGGCAGCTTGGGGCATCCTCAACTGGTTGGCTGCCCCCCGTGACACCCTTGTGTTGTTAACGTCAACCACATTGCGGGAGGCGCGTAAGCGGATATGGGGGTCGGTTATCTCCTTGCTCTCTGTCATCGAGGATGCTCCAATGAAGATCAGGGACTCTATAGGGAACGTGGCTTATGTGAACGAGCAGGGTAACTTAATTGAACGCGCAGGGCTATCGCTTATCGCAGCGGAGAAATCCAAAACAAGAGAAGCTGTCGGTAAGTTCATTGGGATCAAGCAGAAACGGGTATTCTTGATCTGCGATGAGCTATCCGAACTGAGCGAGGCAATCTTGCAGGCGGGCTTATCCAACTTGT